GGCGTGGTCGGAGCGGAAGGTCGCGGAGATCGAAGGCCAGCGAGAGAAGGTTCCCGCGAAGCCGAGCGATCGAATCGAGGGATCTGACGCGAACGAGGAAGGCGAGTCGAAGGTCTACGAGTGGCCGAAGTCGGTCCGGAAGTACCGACTCGGAATCGAGGGTCTGCCGGGCGACTTCGCTCGCGTCAAGGCGGAGCAGGGAGAGCCGACCGCCGAAGAGGACATCAGAGACGACGAGCAGACCACCCCGGCGATGGCGATCGCCTCGATCGTCGCGGGCGGACTCGCCGAGGTTCAGAAGACGCTCGTCGCTGCTCTCGAACACGGGAAGATCGCCTCCGCTCCTACGAAGGCGGAAGGCGGTCGAGACGCCGAGATCCGGAAGATCCTGCAATCCCTCGCCGGTCTCGAAGGGAAGATCCTCGACGACCTCGTCGGCTCGATCTCGCAGGCGGCAGCGGGCGGAGGATCCGCCGGGATGTCTCGCGTGAACGAACTTCTCCGAGGAGCCGGAGCAGGGAAGGTCGGCTCTCCGGCGATCTCCGAGGCTCTGGCGAAGGCGATCGAGAAGCGAGCCGGTCTGATAGCGAAGTCGGTCATCGAGGACACGGTGAAGCGGTTCGTCGGTAGTCTCGATCTCACGTTCTCCGTTCAGGACGAGGTCGGTCGTCTTCGGTCGCTCTACGACCTCTCGCCGAAGCGGGCGGAGACGATCGCGAGGACCGAGTCGGCGAACGCGTACCACGAGGGTCAGGTCGACGCGTGGAAGGAGTCCGGAGCCGTTCGCGAGAAGCGGTTCCTGAAGGCTCCCGGCGCGTGCCAGTTCTGCGACGCCGTCGAGAAGAAGTACGGACCGAACGGAAAGGCTCTCGCCGTTGATGCTCCGATGGTCCGAGGAGGCGAGACGATCGTCGGAGCGAAGGGTGGAACGCTCACGCCGAAGTTCGACAGTCCGGGGATCGTCCACCCGAATTGCCGATGCGACTTCATTCCCGTAATCGAAGGAATCTGATGCAACGAAAGACTCTCAACGCCTCGATCTCGAAGGCTGGTCCCTCCATCGACGCGACGATCTCGACCGAGACGATCGACCGCGACGGCGAAGTCCTCGTCGCGCAAGGGATGGACGCGACGGAGTTCGACGCGAACCCGGTCGTCTTCTACAACCACGACTACGCGCAGCCGATCGGACGCGTGACCGAACTTCGACGAGGGAAGGGAAAGGTCGACGCGACGATCGAGTTCGCGAAGCGACCGCCCGACTTCGAGGGATCCTACTTCCCTGAGTTCGTCGAGTCGCTCGTCGAGCAGGGAATCGTCAAGGGTATCTCGGTCGGCTTCGTCCCCGCTCCGGGCGGCGTTCGGAAGGCGAGCCAGAAGGACCGCGAAGACTACGGCGAGGACGTCCGAAACGTCTTCTCGAAGTGGAAACTGCTGGAGGTCTCCGTCGCTCCGCTCCCGGCGAACGGCGAGGCTCTCGTCTCCGCCGTTCGGAAGGGTGCGGTCGACCGAGCAGCCGCCGAGCGATGGCTCTCCTTCGAGGCTCCTTCTCACTCGATCGAGATCGAGGTTCCGAAGCGAGGATATATCGACCGACTTTCGACTCTATGAACAGCGACGCGATGCGTCGATCGGGACGGGTGGCCGACAGGGCCGGACCGGGCGGTGGATAGCGGGAACGTCGAGCAATCACGAAACCACGTTCAAGGAAATCAACATGCGACAGGTGACACTCACCGCGTTGAAGACCGAACTCCAGACGCTCGCCGATCAGGTCGGCGAGTCCCGGTTCGGTCAGGCGAAGGCTCTGTATCTCGATAAGGTCATGGTGACCGACGAAGAGGGAACTCCGGTCAAGGCCGAAGACCTCGAAGTGATCCTCGCTCCGAAGGCCGCCGAGATGGCGGACGAGGAAGAGGAGAAGGCGGTCGAAGAGGACGAGGAAGAGGAGAAGGCGGTCGCTCCGAAGGCGTTCCGTCCGACCTTCCGGAAGGGTCTCGCGACTACCGCGAAGGCGTCCGCTCCGGCGATCATCCGTCCGAAGACCTACGGTCGACTGCGTCACTTCAAGGACGACTCGAACGGCGAAGCCGTCCACAAGGCGATGAACTTCGGCCACTGGTGCCGCGCTCAGATGGGAAGCCGGAAGTCGCTCGACTTCTGCGACCGTCACGGCATCGTCTCGAAGGCGCACGTCGAGGGAACGAACTCGGCTGGCGGATTCCTCGTCCCCGATGAGTTCGAGACCGAACTCATCAACCTCCGCGAAGAGTTCGGCGTCTTCCGTCGCAACTCGAAGATCGTTCCGATGACGACCGAGGTTCACTACCTCCCGAAGCGGACCGGGACTCTCTCGGTCTACTATCCGGGCGAAGCGACCGCAGGAACCGAGTCGACTCAGACCTTCGCTCAGGTCACCATGACCGCGAAGAAGGCGATGATCCTCACGACCGTCTCCTCCGAACTTCAGGAAGACGCGTTCGTGAACATCGCCGACGATCTCGCCGGTGAAATCGCCTACGCGTTCGCGAACAGCGAAGACTCGCAGGGATTCACCGGGACCGGCTCGCCGTTCACCGGTCTTGCCTCGTCGCTCGGTGCCGCCGGAACTCACGACGTCGCAGCCACTACCGGCTTCAGCGACGTGACGAACTCCGACGTCACGGATCTGATGGCTCTCCTCCCGCAGTACGCGGACACCCCGAACTGCAAGTTCTATATGCACAAGTCGGTGTTCCACGCGATCTTCGAGCGGCTCTTCGTTGCGGCGAACGGCTTCTCGGGAACCGAGTACCGCGCCGGTGGTCAGCCGACGATCCTCGGATACCCGGTCGAGTTCACTCAGGTCATGCCGTCGTCGTACACCGCGAACGATATCATCGCCTACTTCGGCGACCTGAGTCTCGCGACCAAGTTCGGCGATCGCCGCGCGACCGAGATCGCTCTCAGCGACTCCGGTCTCGATGCGTTCAAGCAGGACGAGATCGCGGTCCGTGGTACGGAGCGGATCGCGATTCAGGTCCACGATGCGGGCGACGGCAGCAACGCCGGTCCCATCGTCGGCATGAAGATCTGATCGGATCTCTTTCTTCCTCCTTTCTTTCGGCTGGCCGTCGCCTTCGGGCGGCGGTCAGTCGGGAGGAGGGATATCTGGAGGCGACATGGCCGTCGGAACCTACGCTCTCACCTCGCTCTCGAACCTGAAGGACTGGATCGGGATCACCTCGTCTACCGACGACGCGGTTCTCGAATCGGCTATCGACCGAGCGACCGACGTCGTCGAAAGATACTGCGACCGGAAGTTCAAGTCGCGAACCTACTACGAGTGGAGCGAGCCGAACGGCGAGTCGACGCTGACCGTCAAGAACACGCCGATCGTTTCGATCAACGCGATCTCCTACGGTTCGCGGTCGGCGATGAAGATCACCAGCGACACCGGATCGACCGACGTCCTCGCTACGGTAGCGAACGACGGAGAAGAGATCCGGCTTCGCAAGGTTGCGAGCGACGGAACGACGACGACCTCGACGATCTCGCTCGCGACCTACCCGACGACGGCTCTCGTCGTCTCCTATATCAACACGAGCGTCTCCGGCTGGTCCGCGACGCTTCTCGCGAACGCCTACTCGCGAAGCGTCTATCGGTTCTCCGGTCTCAGCGTCATCGACGCGGATCCGATCATCCCGTATCCGGGAACGACGGCGTCGGAGTTCCGGGTCGACTTCCAGACCGGCGAGGTTCATCTGATCACGGATCGCTTCCCCTACTCGTCGCCGGACGGCTACGAGATGCACCGGTTCCCTCGCGGGTTCCACCCGGTCTTCGTCGAGTACGACGCCGGGTTCGCGACGATCCCCGACGATCTCGAACTCACGACGATCGAGATCGCCGCCGACCTCTACCGAGAGCGGAAGCAGGATCGAACGGTCGGATCCGAGTCGCTCGGCGACTACAACTACAGCCGGATCGCGGTCGCGGAACTCCTCTCCGCACGATGGGAGAAACTCCAAGCGTACCGGGAGATCCGATGAGCATCGACAGCCTGATCGCGAAGCACGGGAAGACGATCACGGTGAAGAGTCGAACCGTTGCGAACGACGCGGTCGGCTCTCCGGTCGAAACGTGGACGAGCGTCGTCGGCGTCTATAACGCGATGGTGCAGATCAGCGGAGGGTCGGACGCTACGACGGCGGGACGCGAGGGACGACAGCGAACCGCGACTATGTACCTCCTTCACGATCAGGACGGCAGGATCAACATCGAGGACCGCGTCGACTACGGCGGCGCGGAGTGGGAGATCCGATCGGTTCGCGTACCCGACGAGAGGGAGGCGAGCGATCACCTCTGCTATACGATCGTCGACGTCGAGGAGGTCATTCAGTGAACATCCGCGCGAAGATCTCCTCGAACTTCAAGGCGAGCGTCGTCACGAAGGCGTACCGGAAGGAGACGATTGATCTCGTGAACGACGTCGCGACCGGAACGCAGTCGCTCCTCAAGAAGACGCTGAACCGAGGAGACGGTCGAACGAATCCGAGCAAGCCGGGACAGCCGCCGCACGTCCGAACCGGAACGCTCCGGCGATCGTGGACGACGAAGACGAACCGGACCGAGAAGCGATCGAAGTCCGGCGTCCGCCTCCTCCTCGGCTCGAACGTGAAATATGCTCGCGCGCTTGAGTTCGGATATCGACCGAGGAACCTCGCGGCTCGTCCGTACCTCGGACCGACCGTTCGCTCGCCGCAGTTGCGGAAGTTCATCGACCAGCGACTCGCGGCTTCGGCCAAGAAGATCCGATCGACGATCCAGCAGAAAGCGGTGAAGCGATGAGCGTCGATCTGATGAAAGCAATATACGCACGCCTGACCTACGACGCGGGAAGCGGGACGAATCCTCTTCGCACGGCGGTATCCGATCGGATCTACGCGATCGAGGCTCCGGCGAGGACGACGCTTCCGCTCGTCGTCTACTCGGTCGACAGCGTGAACACCGAGAGGTTCTTCGGCGGCATCGTCAAGCAGACCGCCGGATTCACGGTCTCGGTCTTCACGAAGTCGGAGTCGGGAGCCGATTCGATAGTAGACGTCGAGGAACTCGTCTTCGACTTGCTGGATCAGACCGGCGTGACGGTGACGAACCACGATCGAGGGTATATTCGGAACGTGACGCGAGGCGTTCCGGAACTCGACGGCGAGGCGTTCCGAACCGATACGACCTTCGAGATGGTCGCGCATCTCACAGCCTAACGGGACGAACTATGGGAACGACTACAGCGATCGGATCGGACGGATCGGTCACGATGCCGACCGGATACAAGGCCCAACTGAACACTTGGTCGGCGACGATCTCGCGGACGACTTCGGTCGTGACCGGCTTCGGAGATTCCGGTGCGAGTCGCGTCGCGTCCGCAGTCGTCGACATCACCGGATCCGCCGGAGGCGTTCCCGAATACAACGCGGCGACGACGAGCGCGGTCGGCATCGACGGAAGTGCCGCAGGCGGGAACATCGTTCTCGGCTGGAACGATGTCGGAGGGACCGCCGACTGCTCGATCGCGTTCGACGCGGTCTTCGGTTCCGTCGCGTTCTCTTCGACGCAGGACGGCGACGCGACCGTGACGTTCAACTTCGAGGTCGCCTCGACGGCGGCTCCCGTCTTCACTTGGTACGAGGTCTGATCCATGCCCAGTTACGCAATCGGTTCTGACGGTGCCGTCTCCCTACCGTCCGGGTTCAACGCGACGCTGAACACGTGGTCGGCGACGATGACGCGAACGACCTCGGTGACTACCGGGTACGGCGCGAGCGTTCACAATCGACGCGCGTCCAGCGTGATCGACGTCACCGGATCCGCTGGAGGAATGCCGACCTACTGGGACGGATCCGACTCCGGAACCGACAACGGCTTCTCGCCGATCAAGCACGCCGCAGCCGGGACGACGCTCGACGACCGAGCGGGCGGCGAGATCACGCTGACGGTCGCGACCGGATGCACGATCAACTTCGCGGCGGTCTTCTCCTCGTACGCCTTCGGCGTGACGAACGACGGCGACTCGACGGTGACGTTCAACTTCGAGATGAACGACTCCGCCGGTCCGACCACGGCGTGGGATGAGTCGCCATGATCCGAGGGAAGGAGGATCTGATCTCGCAGGGAATCCTGCGACCGTCGTCGAAGGACTGGCGGGTTCGCTTCGTCTTCCTCGACGGGACGGAGAAGGTCGTTCGCGTCTCTCCCGGAAGGATCGACGAGTCGACGGCGGTCGATCGAGCGATGAGGCACGCGAAGATCTTCGACGCGTCCGTTCTGAAGGAGACGCAAGCCGAGAGAGTCGAGCCGACGGCGAAGGTCGCCGGGTTCGGCATGATCCAGAAAGGAAGCACCGGATGAACCCGATCCCGATCACGGTCGGAGGCGAGACGACGCTCGTCCCTCGGCTCCGAGTCCAGCAGATCATCGACATCGCTACCCGACGATTCGAGCGGGATCGCCTCGATCTCGTCGCCGACTTGACGGACGCAGGCGTCGAACCCGGCGAGCGACTCGAACGGCTTCGCGAGCATCGGAAGGAGAGCGGTCTGTCGAGCGGGATCGTTCGAGCGGCATTCTCTACGGAGGGAGCGGTCGAGATCATCGCGGAGGCGATGGGAGGAGATTTCCCGGATCGGTTCGGCTCGATCGCTCCGGACGAGATCTCTCGTCTCGCGCTCGCTTGTATCGGCGTCGAACTCGGAGAGTCGACCGAAGGGAGTGCCGAGGGAAAGGATCCGGCGGCGAGCGTGACTGGATAGCGGAGGCGGCGTGGATCGCGAAGTACCTTCCGGGAGTAGGGAACCCGATGCGTCTTCCGATCGACGAGTTCAACGGGTATCTGGATGAGATCGTTCGGATGATGAAGAGGGAGAGTCCCGCCGGGAGCGGGACGACGGATCACCGCTCGCACGTTGAGGAATCTATGAGGCGCATTCATGGCGGACTTTGAACTCGAACTCGAACTCACCGCGAGGATCGACGACCTCGAAAGAGGGATGAAGGACGCACAGAAAGCGGTCGAGCGATCCTCGGAGAAGATGGAAGAGGCGACGAACGAGGTCTCGGAAGGCGCGTTCACTCCTCTGATCGACAAGATCGCGAAGGTCGCCGCCGGTCTCTTTCTTGCCGAGGGTGCGTTCAAGATTGGAGCGGCTTCCGCTCGCGCGTTCGCGGGAGATACCGAGTCGATGGCGGCGGCTCTAATGTCGATCCCCGTGATCGGTCCTCTGATTACGTCGATGACCGAGTTCGGTACGGCTCTCGAATACGCCTCCGAGAGTGCGTTCAAGGCGAGAGCGAAACTCGCGGAACTACGGGAAGAAGCGAAGAGCCTCGACGTCACGGTCGGAATTCTCGGAGACCGGATCTCGTCGTTCGCCGAACTCCAGCGGCTTCTCGGAACGGACGAAGCAACGATCGCCGAGTTCAACTTCGACCGAGAGATGCAGAGGCTCGAAGCGACGCACCGAGCGAAACTCCTCGCGATCGACGAAGAGAGAATGGCTCGACACGAGGCTCTGGAAGCGGACGACCTGACGTTCGAGGAGCAGAGGAAGCGAGAGAAGCAGATCAACGAGGACCGACGTCGAGCGATCGAAGCGGCAGAAGAGACGCTCCATCTCCAGAGGAAGATCGTCGAGCAGAAACTGAAGCAGGTCAAGGCGACTCAGGCGGAAGCGGATCTCGCGAAGGAGGCGGAGTTCGCCGCGAAGCGTCAGGCTGAACTCGATGCGGAGGCGGAGTCGCACCATCAGTTCATGCTCGAACTCGCGGAGGAGCAGAAGAAGAAGGACGAGGCTCGACTGAAGCGTGACGAAGAGCGGCTCGCGATCGCGAAGAAGATCGAGCAGGCGGAACAGGAAGTCGCGAAGGCGAGAGCCGAAGCACAGAAGAACGTATCGCGGGCGACCGCTACGTTCTCGACGGCGGGCGGCTCGTTCACGGCGGGCGTTTCGGCTCAACTCAACGAGGCGAAACTGCTCACGAAGATCTCGACTGCGTCGAAGGAACTTCTCGCGGAGATCGTTCGGAACACCGCAGGAATAGGAGCCGGGCTGGTATGACCGCGACCGTCACCGAGTTCATGGAGTCCCGATCGCTCTCGACCTCTGGAGGTCGAGGATCCGCTCGTCGACTCTTCCACGTCTCCGGCGTCTCGAATCCGGCGGACCTCTACGCCGTCATCGGCACGCTTGGACTACCGAGGAAGTTCGAGCGGCATCCCGACTTCCCCGGTCTCGTCGCTCGCGACTTCAACGCCTCGCTCGTCTCCGGTCATACGGACCTATGGCGATTCGAGTGGACGTACGAGCAGACGAGCGCGGGGAGTCCGGAGATCGCGACGGATCCGACGATCGAGATCGGTCCTCCGGAGGTTCTGCCTAATGAGGTGACCTACGTCGAAGAGTCGGCGGAGATCCGTGCCGAGTTCGTGACGGCGTACCGTCGCGGTCCCGGCATCTCGTACCCTACGGAGGGAACTCCGACGACGGACGAGGACGAAGTCGCAGGAGTCCCGATCGACAAGGCCGGAGTGCCGATCTCCGTCCAGCGGAACATTCAAGAATTCACGATCACCGAAACGGTGAACGAGCCAGACCTCGACCGATACCGCGACTTCCGGTTCTGCCGGAACTCCTCGATCTTTCGAGGATTCGGCATCGGGACGGTTCTATATCGAGGCGCGTCGGTTCGGCGTACCGGCGTCGACGTCTATCAGGTCGCTCACTCCTTCGTCGAGGATTCCGACTTCCATCTCCAGCAGTCGCCGCTCGTCGATCAGGACGGGAAGCCGTTCATCGAGAACGGTCACGCTCGCGACGTCTACTGGGTGCAGCCGTTCATGGTTACGAAGAACCTGAACCAACTATCGTCGAACTTCTAGGATACACCGATGGCGAACGAAATCAGAATGGGTGGATCGCTCACGATCAGCGATACGAACCTCGCGGAGTCCTTCAATCCGGGATCGGTGTCGATCGACCTCGCGAACGCGAAGGGATCCGGAGGGATCCTCGACGTAGGCACGTCGGTCGAGGTCATCACGAAGGGTGACACCGCGAACGGCGGCGTCTATTTCTTCCGGAACACCGACGCGACGAACTACGTCGAGATCGGTCTGACGTCTGACGATACGGCGTCCGGAACCTTCTATCCGATGCTGAAACTGCTCGCGGGCGAGTTCTCGCTCGGTCGTCTATCGAACGCGAACGTCTTCGCGAGAGCGAACACGTCGAGCGTCAATCTCCAGTTCCGGATGCTCTCTCCGTGACGGATCTCCCTCGCTTCACCGGCGGCTCGCTCGGTCCGATCTCGTTCGCTCAAGTGAACGAGATGATGCGTCGACTCGACGCTCTGAAGCCGTTGATCGAGACGGTCGGCGTGACGCGAGGCGACGAAGCCGACGCGAAGGACTCGGTCCTCCTCGTCTACGCGAAGAAGACGAGCAGCATCGACTATCCCGACCGATACGATTGGAGAGAGATCGCGGTCCGGAACGTCGACAAGGACAACCCGACCGAGACGGTCGCGAACTACACCGAGGACGACTGGGAAGAGATCGAACTCGACGTCGTTACGCGAGGCGGTACGGTCCTCGACGAGAAGGGAGAGGAGTCGGAGACGTACGCGATCTCGGTCGCCGACTTCGAGGAGGGATTCGCGTTCTGCTTCGTTCGTCGTTCGCTGGACGGTCGACGCCGATACGTTCTCGTTCCGCTCGTCGCGGGTACGACGGGAGCCGGTCCCGCGTTCTCCGATCTCTACCTGCTCGAAGCGGTGATCGGCGACGGAGGCTCCGTACCGTTCTCCGACTCTTCGGGTTCGGTGGACGCGTTCATCTACACCGCTCGCAGTCTGACGATGACGGTAGCCGGGAACGAGGTTCGACTCGCGAAGGGATCGGAGGTCTTCGTCTTCTACGACTTCGGACTCGCGAACCCGAACATCCCGTCCGTGTCGACCGGCGCGATCCTGACGCCTCGACCGCTCGCGGAGGGTACGGTCTTCCGTGGAACGCTCAAGGAACTACCAACCGGGCAGCGGATCGGATACGTCGCTCTGCCGCCTCGACTCGACGTGGAGTGTGCATGATGAAGAAGCGTTGGCCGATCGGAACTCTACCGACGAACGCCGTCGAGATACTTCGGTGCGATGCGAGTCGACGGATCACGATCGACTCGATCCACTTCGTGAACTACACGACCGGGAACACGAACGTGGATCTCTATCACGTTCCCGCCGACGAGGAAATCTCAGACCACTTCCATCTCGTGCGGAACCACGCGGTCAGTGCGAATACAGCGTTCCGCCTCGTCGACCAGAGAATCTACCTCGAACCCGGCGACCGGCTCTTCGCCTATGCCGACGACGCGAATCACTTGAACTGCTTCATCTACGGCGAGGAGTACGGCGGGTGACGTCGTACCTCGCCGCCTGCTGCTGCGACGATGACACCGGCGGTCCCGCGTGCGCGACGTGGGCGTCCTTCGATTTTGAATTCTCGGTAACCGCTAGCCAGCAGAAGACCAATTTCCAGACGAACTACACCTATACGTCCAACGGTTCCGTCTCTGGGAGTCTTCGCGGGACGGCTTTCTTGAAGACGGTATCAGGTCTCGGTAATTTCAGGACGTTAGATTCCGACGACGTTGCAGCGAACTTTATCATCGACGAGATGTCTCACTCTGGAGAACTTCGGCTAGAAAGCAACTCTCCATTCGCTGATGACGCCACCATCTTCTCAGAACTCGAAGGCGAGGCGGTTCGAGGATACGCGACCATCACGGAAGGTTTCGGCCTGAGTCTCTACCCGACTATCGGATACCCTCCGTTCCTTCCGAACGTCGAACTCGACAGCGGCACCTACGGAAGACGATTGTACGTCTACGTCAAGGCTCCACACCGGTATCGAATCGTCAGCGATGAGATCGGAGAAATCATCAACGGCGTGACCGAAGAGGTGGTTCCGTTCGGAGCCGATGGGATATTCGGATCGGTCGAATACCGGAAGCCGTTGACGACCCTTCAGGAAATAGGATCAGAAGAAGTGCCATGCGATTCTGGCTCTCCGGTATATAGCGGTCGTGCGATTTCTCCTACCCCGATGGAAAATTTCGGTGCCTCTGCACTCGGTCTAGAGAACATCGACACGGTCCTGCTTCCTCATTCTCTGAGCGGGACAATCGACAACCGAGACGAAGAAGGATTCGGTGATCTGCTCGTAGTGAACCGGGAGTGTTCGGGGAGTTGCTCGAACGTACAATTCTACGAAGAGGATCCGCGACCGTGACCTGCCGTCATCTCGTCGACAAGCGGTGCGAGTTGGATCTCTTCGGCGGGACGCCTCGACCGGAGGACTGCGGTATCTGTCCGGCGTACGATGGGAAGATCCGAGGAGCGGGAGACGTCATCGCTCGCGGACTTTCGAGACTCGGAGCGGATCGTCTCGCTCCGAAGTCGTGCAAGTGCGGCGAGCGTCGCGCGAAGTTGAACAAGATCCTACCGACAAGGAACCCGTGATATGGCCGTGACCTTCTCATCCGTCTTCGCTCGACTCGGTCGTCTCTTCGACTTCGCGATCTCGGTACGCGGTCATCAGACCACGCTCCGATCCGAGTACGAAGACACCATGTCGAACTACTCCGACGCCGACCGCGATATGACGAAGACGATCACGAACTCGATCGAGCGTCGCATCGACGAAGCCGGTCGGATCGTTCAGGATCTCAGGTCGGACGCTCAGGCGACGCTGATCGAGATGGTCGACGACGATACGACGGTCGAGGACTACGACGTCGAGAAGGCGACGCGGGAACTCATTCGCCAGATGGTCGCGGGTTCTTCGACGATCGACCGACCGTCAGCCGGATACGTCACGCTGCCGACCGACGGGAAGGGAACGGCGGGATCCCTGAACGCGGGCGACGGCGTCTTCCTCGTCTCCGACCTGATGCCGATGCAGGGATTCGCCGCGTCAGACTCGACCCTCTTCCTCGACTACCCTTCGATCCAGACCGAGACGGTCCGCGCGTCCTGCATCCGGGACGCGACGTCGAGAGCGGTCGCGGAAGGCGAAGAGATCTTCCGGGTCGTCGGCCAGCGAGCGGTTCCGTCTCTCGACGAGGAGTGGCCGAAGGGAACCGGGACGAAGGGAACGATGACGGTCGCGAGTCCTCGCGTCGACGGCGGTCGGACGCCGGGACGGAACGTCTGCACGAACTCCGACTTCGAGGACTTCTCGTCGAATACGGCGACCGGCTGGACGTACGAGACCGGAGTCGCGGGAACGAACTTCTACGCTGCGGGATCCGGGTACACGGGATCGAACGCTCTGAAGATGACCGGGAACGGACTCACGGCGCATCGCCTAACGCAGCCGCTCCGATCGACGTCGGGTTCGCTCGGACAGATCAACCCGGACCGACCCTATTCGATCTCGGTCGCGGCGAAGTACGCCTCCGTGGTTCCCGGCGTCACGCTCACGATCTCGGTTCGCGATTCGAGCGGCGTGATCCTGAACAACCTCGTCACCGGTCGAGCGATGTCGATGGCGATCGCGTCCGGTGACTTCACGACGTCGTACCAGATATTCACCGCGACGGTCTTCTCGCCGCAGTCGATCCCGAAGGGATGCGAGATCGACGTTCGGTTCTCCAGCAACCTCGCGAGCGGATCGGACGTCTTCATCGACGACCTCGTGATCGCGGAGATGCCGCGAATCGAGAGCGGAGGACTCGCGTACCAGATCCTCGGAGGCGCGGATCGCTACGCGGTCGGCGACGAGTACACCGCCGCGATCACGAACAACATCGGCGCGAGCGACGGCGCGATGGCTCGCGAGTTCGAGCGGTTCTTCCGAATCGGAAGCGACCTCGGTCTCGCTTTGCCGTCCGCGACCTCGCCGACGATCTCCGACTCGCTGATCT